AAGTATAGGTTTGGGTTCACTGGAACATTAGACGGCACACAGACGCATAAATGGGTCTTAGAGGGTGTCTTCGGACCCTCATATAAGGTAACCAGAACTGATGAGTTGATGAAGCAGGGTCACCTTTCTCAACTTGATATTCAGTGTATTGTATTGAAGCATCCTCCTCAGAAGTTTGAAGTATTTGAGGATGAGATACAATATCTTATTTCACACGAACAAAGAAATAGATTTATTACTAACTTATCATTAGATCTTAAAGGCAATACTCTTGTCTTGTTTAGTCGTGTTGAAGCACATGGAGCAGTGCTTTACGAAAAGATAAATAACAACAAGGGTGAGAACCGTAAGGTATTTTTCATACACGGTGGTGTAGATACAGAAGAAAGAGAATTAGTCAGAGAGATTACTGAACGAGAAAACAACGCTATTATCGTTGCATCGTATGGAACTTTTTCTACTGGTATTAACATTAAGAACCTCCATAATGTTATCTTTGCTTCACCCAGTAAATCGAGAGTTAGAAATCTACAATCAATTGGAAGAGTACTTAGAAAAGGAAAAAATAAAACTAAAGCAGTGCTCTACGACATCTCTGATGACTGTACATATAACTCAAGGAAAAACTATACTCTAAACCATCTCATAGAAAGAATTAAAATTTACAATGAAGAGAACTTTAATTATGAGATAATCACTATTCAACTAAAGAGATAATATGGAAGACGACTTTTATGCAACTCTTAAATTAAAAACAGGTGAAGAGATATTTGCCAAAATAGCAGCATCCGAAGAAGAGGATAGAACTTATATCGTAGTGTCTTATCCTATTATGATATCAGAAGTTAAAGGTAGAACTGGTAAACAGTTTGGTTACAAGATGGAACCTTGGCTTAAAACTTCTACTGAAGATATGTTTATTCTTAAGTTAGAAGATGTTCTCACAATGAGTGAGTCTTCTGATATTGAAATGATATCAATGTATCAATCTTATGTAAGACAAACTAGTAAGATTACTAGTAACCAATCTAAGACAAAGATGTCTAGAAAGATGGGATACATTGCTAATGTACGTGATGCTAAAGAGATCTTGGAGAAGATCTATAAGAGTAGTTAGTAATCTATAAGTACTTATAGCTGTCTCATCAACCTTAACAAAGATATTCTACTGGTGATTTGAGTACTTGTCAACTATTTGTTTCAGTGCTATACTTTATACATAATAATGATTAATACTTATGATATCTACAGCAGTTATGGCTAAGAGAAAAAGGTCAGAACACTACGTCAATAACAAAGAGTTTCTTGCTGCTCTGATCAAGTATCGTGAAGATATTGCCATTGCAGAGATCCAAGGCAAACCAAAACCCAGAATTCCAAGATACATTGGTGAGTGCTTCCTGAAGATTGCTAACCACCTGTCATTCAAACCAAACTTTGTTAACTACATGTTCAAGGAGGACATGATTTCTGATGGAATCGAAAATTGCGTTCAATACGTTCATAATTTTAATCCTGAGAAATCCCAGAATCCTTTTGCTTACTTTACGCAGATCATTCATTATGCGTTTCTCAGACGTATTCAGAAAGAGAAAAAGCAACTAGAAATTAAGAATAAGATTCTTGAAAGAACTGGTTTCGACCAAGTGTTTGAAGGTGGTGTTGACAGCTCTGACTATTCAGACTACAATAGTATCAAGGATGCAGTCTACACCAAACTTCGGTATTAATGAAAGTAGCAATTATTACTGACCAGCACTTTGGTGCTAGAAAGAATTCCAAACTCTTTCATGAATATTTCCTGAAGTTCTACAACGACGTGTTTTTCCCAACGCTGGAACAGTATGGGATTACCACCGTAGTAGACATGGGAGATACTTTTGATAGTCGCAAAGGAATTGATTTCTCAGCACTTGCTTGGGCAAAGACTAATTACTACGACCGTCTCCAAGAGATGGGTATCAAAGTGCATACCATTGTTGGTAACCATACTACATACTACAAGAATACCAACGATGTCAACTCAGTAGACTTACTCTTGAGAGAGTATGAAAATGTTGACGTATACTCAGAAGCAACTGAAGTAAAGTTGGGAAACTTGAAAACGTTGTTTATCCCGTGGATTAATGCAGAAAATCAAGACAAGACTTTCAAACTTATTGAAAGTTCGGTTTGCAAAGTCGCGATGGGGCACCTTGAGCTCCAAGGATTTAGAGTTAATAAACAAATCGTCATGGAGCATGGTCATGATGGCGAGTTATACTCAAAGTACTCCAAGGTCTTCAGCGGTCACTATCACACTCGATCGGATGATGGACGGGTATACTACCTGGGAAATCCATACGAAATGTTCTGGTCAGATGTCGGTGATCGGAGAGGATTCACCATCTTTGATACAGAAACTCTTGAACATTTTCACGTAGACAATCCTCATAGGATGTTCTATAACATCTACTATGAAGATACTCCTTATCAAACATTTGATACTAGAGAATACGAAAACAAGATTGCACGAATCATTGTTCGCAAGAAGAGTGATGTCAAGCAGTTTGAAAAGTTCGTAGATAAACTTTATGCATCAAATATTGCTGAACTCAAGATTGTTGAGAACTTCCAAATTCAAGAGAATGAAGAGTTTGAAGCATTTGAGTCAGAAGACACTCTTTCTATCTTGAATAGATATGTAGAAGAGGCAGAAATAGATCTTGACAAGTCTATTGTTCAAAACCTTATTTCTGAAGTCTATCAAGAAGCTTGTGAAATGGTGTAATGTTTATTTTAACGATCTGTGGCAGAGAAGATGATGGTGCTTATAGTGTCATAGATGATGAAGGTGAGCAAACTTTATACATCTTTGAAGAAGAAGATGATGCTGTAAGGTTTGCTATAATGCTAGAAGAAGATGACTATCCAGAAATGCATGTGATGGAAGTCGATGAAGACATTGTAGTAACTATTTGTGAGCAACACGAACACAAGTATGCTATAATAACAAAAGATGACCTTGTGATTCCCCCTGAAGTAAATGATATTATTTGAAAAGATTCGTTGGAAGAACTTTCTTTCTACTGGTAATCAATTTACAGAAGTTGAACTGAACAAAGAATCTACCACTCTTATTGTTGGTAATAATGGTGCAGGTAAGTCAACGATCTTGGATGCGTTGACTTTTGTTTTATTTGGAAAGTCTTTCCGTAAGATCAATAAACCTCAACTCATCAACTCTACAAACGAAAAGGACTGCCTTGTAGAGATTGAGTTTACTATTGGTTCTACCAACTGGATGATTCGCAGGGGAATCAAACCAAATGTATTTGAAATTTATAGAAACGATAGTCTGCTAGACCAAAATGCTTCTGCAGTAGACCAGCAGAAGTATCTGGAACAGTCTATCATCAAGATGAACTATAAGTCTTTTACTCAGATTGTTATTCTGGGTAGCAGCAACTTTGTTCCTTTTATGCAACTGAATGCATCAAGCCGCAGAGAAGTTATTGAAGACTTGTTGGACATTAAGATCTTCTCTTCGATGAATAGTATCATCAAGGAAAAGATTCGTTCTCTGAAAGAAGAGATTCGTACCTTTGAACTGAAGAAAGAATCTATCAAAGATAAAGTTGATATGCAAAGCAACTTTATTGAAGAACTTGAAAACCTTGGTAAGCAAAATATCAAGGATAAGGAAGATAAGATTATGGGTCTTCTGAATGAAGAGAAAGACCTAATAAACGCTTCTGAGGGTATGAATGAAGAACTTGCAAGACTGCAAGGAACTCTTGAAAAGTATATTGGTGCAACAGAAAAACTTCGTAAACTTGGTAACCTGAAGGGTAAGATTTCTAACAAAGTATCAACCATTACTAAGGAACATAAATTTTTCTCACAAAATACGGTATGCCCTACCTGTACACAGGATATTGAAGAATCGTTTCGGTTAAATAAAATTGAAGACGCTCAAAATAAAGCAAAGGAGTTGCAGTCTGGATACAAAGATCTGGAGGAAGCAATCAAAAAAGAGGAAGAACGAGAGCGTCAATTCACTGTTCTATCGAAGGAGATTACTTCTTTAACACATGGCATTTCTCAAAACAATACTAAGGTCTCTGGATGTCAACGACAAATCAGAAATCTTGAATCGGAGATTCAAAGAATTACCGATCAACTGGCGAACAGAAATACTGAACATGAGAAGTTAGATAGTTTTAAAGAAGACTTAAAAAAAGTATATGATGACTTATCAGAAAAGAAGAATCTGATTCAATATCACGACTTTTCATACTCCTTGTTAAAGGACAGTGGTGTAAAATCAAAAATCATTAAAAAATATCTACCTTTAATTAACCAACAGGTTAATAGGTATCTTCAGATGATGGACTTCTACATCAACTTTACATTGGATGAAGAGTTTAATGAAACGGTTCAGTCTCCTATTCACGAAGACTTTTCCTATTCTTCTTTTAGTGAAGGTGAAAAACAACGTATCGACCTAGCACTTCTCTTCACTTGGAGGGAAGTTGCAAAATTCAAAAACTCAACCAATACAAACCTCCTCATTCTTGATGAGGTTTTCGACTCTTCTCTTGATGGCTTTGGAACAGAAGAGTTTCTTAAAATCATTCGTTTCGTCATTACTGATGTCAATGTATTTGTCATCTCACACAAAACAGGAATGGAAGATAGGTTTGCTGACGTTATGCGTTTTGAGAAGGTGAAGGGGTTCAGCAGACTAAATACTTAAAAAAGTTTACTGAAAATGAACTATAAGGATCTGCGTAGTATTCAAGAAACATACGTCGCAATGCACACTGAAGGTGTTCGTGACAAAGATGCAGAAAAGGGAACCAAGGAACGTAAAGCACGCCTTGAGAAAAAGCGTGGTATGAAACTTGATGACCACCCTGAGTATAAGAAAGAAGAATCAGTTGATGAAGGTTTGGCAGGCATGGTTGACAAAGCAACCAAAGCAGCCCAAGGTGGTTTGGAGAAAATGGGTGTAAAAATTAACCGTGCTCCTAAACCAACTGCTAGACCAAGCACTGCAACTTCAAATACCATGCGTCAGAATAAGACCAGCATGGAAGAAGTTGATGTCTTTGATATCATCAAGGGTCATCTGATTGGTGAAGGTGCAACTGAAGAGGAAGCACTTAAAGCAATGCTTTCAATGACTGAAGAGCAAATCAATGCTATCGTTGAGGGTGGTCCTTACGTCGTAACTAATGCAGATAAAAAAGGTAACACCCCTGCATATCAAAACTATATGAAAGGCATGAAGGGTAAGGATGGCAAACCCCTGTACAAGGCAGCACCTCACCTGAAGGGAGTCTGAACCACTTCTACAAGTGTCTACAAGGGAGTCTTCGGACTCCCTTTTTTTGTATAATAGGTTCATCCGAGACAGAGTTATGATCCGCCACGAAATCAAGTCCCAACTCGCCAAGCTCCTTGCGACTGAGGACTTGGTGGTTGAGAACCGTCCTGTTGAGACTGCTCAGTTCAATGTTCACACCCGTGTGCTGACTCTTCCTCAGTGGGAACGTGCTAGCAGCACTGTGTATGACCTGTTGGTCGGACATGAAGTTGGCCATGCTCTCTTCACTCCCGACCAAGACCCACCTAAAGGTATTCCTCATTCCTTCCTCAATATTGTTGAGGATGCACGTATTGAGAAGTTGATGAAGCGCAAGTATATGGGTCTTGCTAAGACTTTCTTCAAAGGATACAAGCAACTTTCTGATGAAGACTTCTTTTGTCTTGAAGGTGAAGATGTTGATAAGATGAACCTGGCAGATCGTGCAAACCTGTGGTTCAAGATTGGTAGTCATATTGATATTCCTTTCAACAATAATGAGGAGAAAGATATCATTGATATGATTTCTAATACTGAAACGTTTGATGATGTCATCGCTGCTGCAGAAGTTCTCTACAAGTATTGTAAAGAAGAGAAGAAAAAGGAGAAAGTAGACGACCTGGAACAGCAACCTCAGCAGATGCAGTCTGAAGGTAAACAGGGAGAAAGCCAACAACCACAGTCTTCTGATGAAGATGGTGAAGGTTCACCTGAAAAGCAAGAACCAAGTGAAGAAAGTGATGATGCGGAAGTCGATTTTGGTTCCTCAGACGAACCAGAAGTTCATACTGCAGAATCTTTGGAAGAAAACCTGAAAGACCTTATCAATC